TTAGCGTGTGAACTCTCACTACCTTTTTTTATTTTTTCTATTAATACGTCTATCATATTGCAAAAATAAGTTATTTATACTGTTTAGATATGATTTTTATTGTAAATAATTATGTAAGGTTGCTAAATCCAAACTGTCTATTAAAATCTGTTTTTGCTTCCCTGAAATAATATTCACAAGCATAACCTAATAAATCGACATATTCATCATGTTTTACCTTTGGAAATCCTGTTAATTGCGCTGTAAATTTACCATTCCAATTACCCTTAACTATCTTTACTTTCCCGCTCTGAATATAAGGACTTGCAGCCTGTAACCGTGCTTCTTTACCTTCCTGAACTAAGTAACTTTTAATCTCAATGGCTGCTATTTTAGTTTGAACGTTTAACATTTGTTTTAAGGTCTTGCCTGTAGCTTTTGGCTCAATGAATGCGCATGATCTTTGGTCTAACCTATGACTTAATTTGTACGTCTTTAAAAATTCCAATAGTTCCGGCATTTCCATTAATGCTGAATGAGAATGTAAAATATAAAGGCTGTTTGTTGACTTATCAAATGTTGTAACCATTAATCCGGTAGGGTCGTTTTGAGTATCCTTCGTGTACGCTCCATCAATCCATAAATCTATCTTTAAGTTTGTTGGTGCTGAATCCACATATTCAAACCATTCAGACTTAATTTTATTACCGTCCTTATTTACCGGATTTTGTTGATATAAACTTTCAAACGTTCGTTCTGACAAATACCTTAGTTTTTCAATCTTTTCTTTTGAATGTCTTTCTGGCCATAATGCCCCACCTATTTGTCTTGGGTCGTTTTGGTCGCTGTCATCTTCTTTTATTGCAGGTATTTTAATTATTTCCCAATCTTTATAATCTTTATTGATGTCAGGATTCAATAACCTACCTGCTAAGTCATCTTCATGCCAACGGGTCATAATTAACACCTGTTTTGAATTATTGTGCAGCCTGGTTGATAAAACGTTCAAATACCACTGCCAAACTCTTTCCCTGAATGTCGGACTTTGCGCTTCAATGTCGTCTTTTACAGGATCATCTATAATAGCTAAATCAATTGAACGACCCGTTAATCCACCACCAACACCAACACTTTTTAAATACCCTTTTTTGTTGATAATCTCAAATACTTCTGAATTCCTTAACCATGATTGAGTAGTTACGACGTTTTTACTATTTAGCGTCGTTTGTGGGAAAATTTCATGGTAATATTCACTGTCAATTATCTTTTGAATATCCCTATTAAATGAATCTGCCAAATCACTCGAATAAGAACTAACAGCTATTTTTAAGTCAGGATTATAACCTAATGCAAAGGCAGGAAAAAGACGGCTTGTTATTTCGCTCTTACCATGTTGTGGCGGCAAAAATACACCTAAGTTCTTTTTGTTGGGGTCTTTTAAAAACTCTTCTAATTTTTTTACTATGAATTTATGATGCCAATTGAACCGATAATCTGTTTTTACATAATAGATAAATGATTCAAAACACCCTTCAGATGCTAAACGTCTCTTTTGCTCTCTAAGTACTGTAAGATCATGAATTCTTAAGTCTTTCAATTTCAGCGTTTATTTGTTCATCTGTCCAATCTTTGTAACCGATGTTTACATCTTTCCCGTTTGTGGTTATGTCGGTATGGTTCATTGATAACTTTTTGCGCTCATCATCTGTACATATCAGCTTCATTAATGCCATTTGCAAAGTAGCGTTTTCGCTTTCGTGCCACTTTTTACGCATTGATACCTTTATTTTTGCTTTGTTTTCATTTAGCATTTTACTTAACTCGTTAAATTCGTTAGAATCAACTTTAAAGAAATCGTAAAATGTAGGCTTTGAAATTCCTAATAATGCTACTATATCTTCTACAAAGAAAAGTTTATTTTTGAGTATTAACTCTTTTGCCTGCTCGTATATTAGTGTTTTGTTATATGCCATTTTTCTTTATTTGAGCGCAAGGGTCGGACTCGAACCGCCTATTTCATCACTGGAAGTGACGTGTTTATCCACATTAACTTCTTGCGCATTTTTAATATAAGGTTTTGATTGCGATATACACATATCTCTTAATGATTTATCTAAAGGGTATATATATTTTATTTTACCTTTAGTAACATATTCGACAGCATTTTTATCAAAATATTTTTGTATAAATTCTTTTCGTGTTAAACCTTTTAATCCACCTTTTTGCTTTATCCAATCACTAATTATTCTACCATGGTATCTTGTATTGTTTACTATCCAACTACTATCTTTTTGATTCTGCATAGATATTCCAGTAAAATACCAATTAGTAGCCTGATATATTATACCATTATGATTTTGATCTTTGTCGGCATAACTAACAATAAGCTTACACAATGGAGAATCTTTTTTTACTAACTTTAAAGATAAACTTAAAGCCTTGCTTGTGGATTCTTGTTTGCCGTTCATTGCCATGCGAACAAGTTCTATGACTTGACCTTGCTTTAAATTGTATTGCTTTGATATATTATTATTTGCTCCAGTTCCATAAAGAATTACACCGCACCATTCATTTTTATCATTAAATACAGAGTATCCAAATACATTTACTGGGACTGACTTAGCGTAATGAAAATTCAAACACGCATATTTAATGGCCTTATGTGATGCAATTTCTAATCTCATAATTCACCTGCACTAACTGAAAAATAAGCACCTTTATATTTTCTATCAATTAATTCTTGAATGTCTATTTCTGCTTTTTGTAATTGCTCTGGACTTTCAAATGTTATTTTCAATATTGGTGGCTTTTTTTTACCATCGCTTATTAAATCTTCATCAGTTGGTTCATCTAAAAATATTGGAACATCCAAACCCCAATCCGCTAAATCATTAGATTCCCATTCATTTGCCAAAATATCCCAGTCCCATGCACCAAAACCAACGTTATCCTTTATTATAAATTCGTTTTGTTGCTCAATCGTTAAATTACTTGCTTTAATAATCGGTATCTCTTTTAATCCTGCTTCAATACATGCCTTTAAACGCATGTTACCGCCTAATACTATCATTTCATCATTTACCACTATTGGACGTATATCAAGCATCTCAGGGAACTCTTGAATGCTTTTAACGAGCTTTTTAAACTTGTCATCCTTAATTAATCTTGGATTGTTAGGATTCGGTTTAATTTCTTTTATTTTTACTTTTTCAATCATTAATCTTTTATAAATGTACCGTTTGTTGTTTTGCCGGTTCGGTTTATTTAATTTTACTTCTTAATCCATCTACTAAAGAAACTATAAAAATAGATACAATAAATGAACATACGCAAAGAGATTCTACCGGCATGTCTTTTGGTTTAATCCCTATACTTTCCCATTGATTTAGGCATGAATTAATAATTAAATACATAGTGCCTACAAATACAATAACCTGTAAAATAGTTATTGATAAGCGAATTAATTCTTTTTTGTATTCTGTCATCTTAAAACTATTCTAATTGTGTAAGTAATACCACCGCAATAAGTTTTGGTTATTATGCTTGTGGCTTTTCGTGCTTCTATTAATTCGGCTTCTGTTAAACAACCTACATACTGACTACTGATTAACTCCATCTTTGGGTAATCGTTTGCTAATCCTTCACATTTATCCTTTGCGCTTTGGTAATTGCTTTCATGGATTAGTGAGTAGTCTTTACATTGTTCTTCCTTTGAACAACTGAATAAAAGTGCTGTGATTAAAATTAATGTATATTTCATTGTTTTAAATTTTGGTTAATATTGAGTTTGGTAATCTGATAATATCATTTTTGTAATGGAACGGGCTATTTGTGGAATGTTTTGATAATTCCAATCCGGCTAATTTGAACACTTCACCACGCTTTAATAAATAGGCTCTGTCACCATAATATAAAACGTAATCAGATGTCAATTTGTAATGTGGTGTTTTATTTATTACGCTTATCATGTTATTACTGTTTTAAAATATTTCAGATATTGAAGCCTTTAGTTTTGCATCAACTAAGTGCATTACTAATTTTTGTTCGTATTTGGCGTTTAACCGCTTGTTGTTTGAGTCTACCCATTTATAGTAATCTTTGATACCTTGCACTCCTTCACGTTCGTAGGCTCTTTTTAAACGACGTTCATGGTTTACTTTAAATAGTGCTTCGCCTTTGACAATAACATATTCTGATTCCTTTGATATTGATTGTTCAACCGTTTGACCAAACATATTATTTTTTGATTCTCTTTCTCTCAGGTCAATGATTTCTTTTTTTGAGTACTTTTGACCTTCTATGTATGACAAAGGTAATTTCTTTGCTATTTTCCGGATTTCAATTACTATATTCTTTTTCATTTATTTGATTTTTTTATTTCTAAATACCTGTAATATGCCCTGGTTACGGTGTCAAAATCTGAATTGTATTCAGGAAACGTATCGCAAAAAGCTATTGCGCTTTCCTTAAGTTCGTGTTTCCCCGATTGCACCCGTGCCATATGGTACCCGTAAAATGCTGCA